AAGGAACTAGCAGAGGCAGAAGCAGAAGATAAAGCAAAGGAGGAAAGGGATGATAGCTAATGACATTTAAGTCAATTGGAAATATCCTTAATAATCCTAAAGCATTAGAGATATTTCGTGAACATGGAGTTGATGTTGACCATCCAGAACTATGTGCAATGCAAGCTAAAATCTACCGAGAAAGGTCTAATAAAGAGATTCAGATTGCTGGTGGTGGAGCTAAATACATCATGTTTGACAGTTTATGTTTATGGGAAGGCAAGAAAAAACTATCCGCTACCTTTGATAATTGGGATCCAAATCAACAGTCGAATTTAACGGTTGCAAGGAATTTAAAAGGCAATGCTGCTAATTTATCTAAGCTGATGAAAACCCACCCTAAAAAAATTATGTTGTTCGGACCACCAGGAACTGGCAAGACAATGCTTTCACTGGCAATGATGAAGTATTTAAGAGCTGACGGAAAAACAACAATGTTCGTATCATCAACCGAATTAGTAAGCTTGTTCTGGCAGTCATATAAATACAAAGACGCCCAGGATCGTAAAGAAAAGATCCTGGACGCCATGGAAAGTGTCGACGTATTGGTGATTGATGACCTTGGAACTGAAGGCGGAGTTAACTCTGACAAGCCCGTTCAAAAGGACGTTCAGCAGGCAATTAATCAGATAGCTACCGCAAGATACGATACAAACAGTAATAAGGTACTCAAATCAACAATCGTCACGACTAATAATACACCAGATGAGCTTAGTTTGATATATGGAGGTAAGACGGTAAGCCGCTTGTTACCACATAATCCATACTATCAATTTAATTTTTCAGAACTTAACGATATTCGAGAATAGAGGGTAACCGAGTGAAAAAAATAAACTTTAATATTAATAACGTGGAGAGTGTTAATGCACATTTATCTGAGCTAAAAGAATTGACTAATACAGTTGATGATTTGTTGAGAAATATTGTTGAACCATTAGGAAATAAAAGATGGGATGACATTACCGATCACGAACGACTCATGACAGTATTTCAGTTAAATCGTGATTCAGGGAAGCTTACTACGTTATTAGGAATTATGAGAGATAAGCTGCTGGATGACGGTAAAACATTAGAATATGAAATTACTAATTATTACGAGGATAAGAGTAATGGCAAAAAAGATAAATAAAACTTATGTAATAGAATCTCATGGAATTGATTTACTTCAAGAGTATATTGACGAGTTCATAAAGTACAAAAAAATAGTTAGCGTTTCAATTACAGAAACAATGGGACCTCAGTATTTTTTAGCTTTGATTGTATATAAAGAAAATTAGGAGAAAATTCATGATTGGAAAAAAGATTAGTGATATTACGAGTTTCATACTCGGGCAGGTAATAATGTGGGCTGGATCATTAACCATTATTGGTGGGCTTACATGGTTGGCTATCAAGATATGGACGTCAGCATTTCATGTGATTTTCGGATAAATAAAAAAGACGCCCGAATAGGAACGCCCGGTTTGGTATAAAAATAAAAGCAAATTAATTATATCACAAGGGAGAGTGCTAATGGTGACGTTGTTCGATAAGTTAGATGTTGATGAAACCTATCGTGTTGTAAGATGGTTCTTCTATGAACGATTACCAGAAATTAAGCGAAAAGCTGGAGCATGGGGAGATTACAGCTCACCATCAGTTGACGGTATGCCTAAAGTGCCCTCTGCTGGTAATGGCTCTGAAAGAAGAATGATTAATCATTCCCGTTACGCAAGCACCTTGTATGCTGTCCGGTATGCAATTAAAGGATGCAGCCTAACTAGTCAAAAGATAATTCAGCTCAAATACATTGACGAATTACCTAACTGGAAAATAAAAAATCAAATTGGCTATAAAGGAAATGGCACCTATAACAAGTTAGTTAAGCAGGCGGCGTTAGAGTTTGCGGATTGTATTGAACCGGCTTGTGACTATTATTCTGTTGAAGAAAAGATAATCCCAGACCTCCATGCTGAATTTGGGACAAAAATGGGCCAAAACGAGGCAAAAGAGGGGTCAAATTGGGGTCATCACGGGGCTACTTTATAAGCAATAATGGTATTGTCGAAAGAATAAGATGTGACCCGAGCACGAATGACTTCAGCATTCATGTCCTTAAACTGCTTAATAATACGACTTTATTGACTCTGGCAGATGAGTAGACGAGTTACTACCAGCAACTCAGGATCTCATCTCGCTAAGCGTGTGGAAACGGGTAATCAAGCCCTCAGATGGTGGCAGAGACCATAATCCACGTTGAGACTAGCATGTACTTACAATCACGTTTGTATTACGTTCTTTACGGTGACAGTAGTTTGGTTTCATGAAAAGTGCTGATTGGATAAACCTCCTTTCTAAAATTACAGTAAATAAATAGCCGGCTCTGCTAGTCTCACGGTAACCACGTTGAAATTACAACGAAAGAAGTTCGCACTCAACTTCAACGGCTTAACGAGTGCACTATTACAGAAGTAAGTCAATTGGCAGACGTTCGGTCTCCAAAACCGATTCATCTAGGTTCGAGTCCTAGCTTCTGTGTTGAAGCACAATAAATTAAAGGAGATGTTAAGCCTCCTCTTTTAATGTTTAACAGTGCTTCAAGCAGAGAGATGACACTCAATTCAATTTAAAGGAGTTGATAGTCACCTGCTTTTCACAAACTCTCTGTAGCTAACGTTCTCTGGTGAGAGCACAGGTGGAAATTTTATGCGATTCAACGGAAGCCTGCGCATGAAGTTCGGTTCGATTCCGGCTCTTAGCATAGTAAACAATCATTAAGAATAACTACTATAATCTTAGACACATCAACTCGATTGCTTACGAGCTTCAGCAAGCACCACAAAATATATTGATAATCATATATTGGTTAATAGCAACACCGCTTGTTGAAGTTGTGTCTGACGTGGAAAATTAGACACACATATTATTTTCACCTTAGCCTAGTCAGTTTGACTGGGCTTTTGTATTATATGTATGAGGTGAAAATAAAGTGGCATACTATTCGAATACATTTAATACTTTACATAAGCCTAAGGAATCAGAAATGTTCTTTAATATTGAAAGCAAAGAATTTTATGAGTTTTTAGACTTCTTGTTTTTAGCATTGGATCTTGATATACAGGAGTTTGATTATTCACTTATGACTCCTAAAAATATTCTTGTGTCTTTTGGTAAAGTTGATTTTCGGGTGTTCTTAGGAGATGAAAAAGCAATAGCTGAGCTTAATACTATTGCATACCAAACACATGAACAAACGCAATTACCTTCGTTAGAGGACGCTAACAATATTGGGATACAACATCTGGGATTTAAATTTGACTGCTACTTTGATGTGAATATTAGTCAATTTAATAAAAGTCTTACATTAGTAAAAGATAATTTTGATAAAAGCAAAACCGAAAAGTTAAAAATTTTAAGCGGCTTGTGTGATCAAGTGCAAGCTATTTTAAATAATGGAAACATAGACGCATCAGTATCAAGTCTCTCATTTTTTAAATGTTTTATGAGAGCACGTAAACAAATTAAAGACGAATTTGAAAGGAAAAGATCAATAATGAATTTTAACCCAAGATTTCAGGCTAGAGATATCGTTGTGAAACCTAATCAGGGATTTTATGTTTTACCCTTTGAAGATGGACCCAAAAATGCAATGCAAGCGATTAAAGATGAAATTAGTAATAATGGGCTTGACTGTGAATTAATAAAGTCTGAAGATCGGTTTGATCCAACTCGTGGTAATAATATTATCGAAAATATTTGGCAGGATATCTGTGCTTCTAATTTTATTATTGCTGATATTAGTAACCGAAATCCTAATGTTTTTTATGAGCTTGGAATATGCGACACAATTGGTAAAAACGTGATTACATTATGTAGCAAGAATAGCTTAGAATCTGATTACAAAAACCACTTACCATTTGACATTTCAACACAATATACAATTATTTACGATGAAAATTATAATGGGTATAAAAAAATGACAGAGGAAGTCATCAGTAGGATTAAAAAAATTTTGCGTATAGATAATGATGTTAATAAATGATTTATGAGCTAGTAGGCTAATGTCTGCTGGCTTTTTTGTTTGGAGGAATACATATGAACGAGAAAGCATTTCTTTTCGCTATATTTGACAATGGCAAAGTGTATCACACACTTACATATCAAGGTGCGGATATTCCAAATATGCAGTTCTTCGATATTGAAGGTAAGCCAGTAAGCAATCCTTATGGGATGCCAGATGTTTTAAAAGCGATTTACGATATTTCAGAGCAGAAGTGGTATTTGCCATACGACTTGCCTCCCTTTGATTGTGAGTTTTTAGCACGTCTTTATTTAGGAGTGAAAAGCATGAGTGAACATAATTTGAAACTAGTTAAAGAACGCGATGATTTATCGATGAAAATTGAGCGACTTAAAAAGTTTATGAAAAGTGACAAGTTCAAAGCACTTGATGGCATGAATCAACAGCTTCTCAGCATGCAAAAGACGCAAATGAAAGCTCTACTAAAAACACTGGATTTACGGCTTGATTGGGAAAACTAAGTCGAGGGAGAAAATAAATATGGATTGGACTTTATATGTTTTGATAGCTATGTGGGCTACAACCTTAGCATTCGAATTAAGAATAATTATTAAAAAACGTAGGGCGGATAAAGCAGAATATCGTTTTGTCGTCTGTGAACAACGTGGGAAAAATCTAGTTCCAATTGATGTCTTTGAATCCAAATTAGATGCAATAAACCATCATGTATATCAAAGTAACATCATCGTTGTTCGTATTACATCATCAGATTTAAGGTGGTATGAGAAACATGTATCAAACTAAGCGCTTTGGCCTAGTAGCATCAAAGCAAGAGTATCTGATGCTATGTCGAGCTGAGAAACACAGAAAAATAAAGGAGAAAGCGGTTAGAAAATATAATGAAGCAAAAAGACAAGTGGATGAGGGGAATACCTTATCAAGGTAATAAAGGGCAAAAAGCCCAGCAGATTATGGATATTCTGCCAGGTGGCAAGCAATTGATTGACTTGTTCGGTGGTGGCGGAAGCATTTCGTTGTTTGCTACTCAGCAAAATAGATGGCAACAAATTATTTATAATGAGTTGAATCGTGATATTTACCAGATGTTTACCGAGTTCATTATCAATCACAATCAAATAGACTTAACAGCGTTTGCGGTTCCAAATCGTGAACGCTTTTTTGATGCCTTAAAGAAAACAGATCGAACGTTGGCTGATAATATTATTCTTACCTGCTGGTCGTTTAGCAACAATCGAAGAGATTTCTTGTGGGGAAAGAAAAACGAAATCAAAATTTTGGTTAGTCGGGCCTTGTTCTTTGGTGACACAGGAACTAAGTATGATGCTCTATATCAAGAAACTATTAAACTAACGACGATTAGAGAAAAGAATGCTTGCTATCATAAGGTTAGGTTAGAACAACTGGAACGACTGCAACAACTGCAACAACTGGGACAACTGCAAGTATCCAATAAAGATTATATGGATGTTCCAATCGGAAAAGATGACGTTGTTTACTGCGATCCACCTTATGAAAACAGTAAAGGCTATAAAGATGTGCCTGAATGGAACTCAGAACGGTTTCACGAGTGGTATATGAAGTGTCCAGCAAAAGATATTTACATTAGTGAGTACACACCTTTACCAGATACTGAAATAGTCGCTGACTTAGGTAATAAACACAGTTTCACTGCAACAGGGAAACGTAAGCACGAGCTACTGTTGAAAGTAAAGAAATAAGCCGACAGGTCAACGCTTGCCAGCTTTTAAAGTACATAAAAATAAATAGTAAATTCTAGCAGAAAGGTGGTGTGGTGATATGCGAAAAATCACAGTGTATAAAATTCATAGTGCAGATAATTTGGTAAAAAAGATTGCAGAGCTACGTAATCAAGGGAAACATCCCTTTAGTATTGCAATGTTTAACCAAGATGATAATGATTTTCATGGAGATCCAACATATTTGCTTGATGCACCAGTTGGCTATTCAACACGACCGTATCAAGCAATAGCACCATATATTAATCAGTACAATATCGTGGAGGTGTAATTTTGATGAATTTAAAAAGGGAAATCCGCTTCAGGGTTTACGAGGATGACTGGTCTGAACGTCAGCACAAAGACCCATTGGGCTTTGGCATGGAGAAATGGCTAAATGAGCTAGCCAAAGAGTATGATGATGTTGAAATCGTTGGATGCAGTCATGACCAAACTATTGATGTGCCTGCCGATTCATTTTCACCTAATAAGCCATATGAAACTATCTACATAATTGCAAAGGTCATTAAATATGTCTAGATATAGAAGATGTCGTTATCCTGGTTGTCATGCGATGGTACAGTTACCAGATCATTACTGTAAACAACACTATGAACATGAAGCGGAGTATTTGGCTAATCGTCAACGATGGGCACGGTCACATAGTCAACAGTACCAACACAAGTACAATACTCAAACGCGTAATCGGAATAGTGTTAAGCATAATCAGTACCAGTTCTACCGAGGCCGACAATGGCAACGGTTAAGACCACAGGTGTTAGAACGTGATCATTACATCTGTCAATATTGCGGTCAACCTAACAGCAATACCGTTGATCACATTGTACCGATTGAATATGATGAGAACCTCAAAGATCATCTTGATAACTTAGCAACCATCTGTCGCAAGTGTCACCGATTAAAGACCGATTGGGAACATGAGTGGTATGGTACAGGCATCGACAACCAGCGCAAGCAAGTCGCCGAGTTGCATGATGTACTTAGTATCAAGTATCTAATGACTAAAGGGCACCAATAGACTCTAACGCAATGAATTTAATAGTTAAAACGACATCGCCCTGAGAGCCTCAGAAATGTCCGTAGAGCAATTTTAATTTTGATGAAGATTATTTCCAAACGGGGCAGAAGTTTAGCACCCCGCCCCCGTTACCATGCTCAGAAAGAGCGCACACATTGCAGCCAGCTTGCACGCAACCCCTAATTTTAAAAATTTTACCCCAGGGGGGGTCAAACTGTTTCAAAAATAATGAAAGGAGATCCAAGAATGCCCAGAAAAGCCTATTTTAAGCAGAATAATGGACGTTTACCCAAAGATCCACCTCATTATTTAGGACGCTTAGCAAAAGGGTGTTGGCGTAAAGTTGTGCCTTTTTTAGAGAGTACGCAACGGGTTCAAAGAATAGATGATGCATTAGTTGAACAATATTGCTCGGAATATGAAATTTATCGCCAAGCGTATCAAGATATTCAGGAAAATGGGATTCAAACTAAATTATTTAATTCATTACAAGATTCAACTGGTCAAATTATTGGTAAAGATTTTGCTGGTTACCGAAAAAACCCAGCTGTTGCAACAATGAATGACGCACTAAAACAGTTGAAGTCAATTGGCTCACAATTAGGGCTTTCACCACAAGCTCGTCAGGAGTTAATGCAGATTGCTAGTCATAAAAAAGAGAAATCAGTGGCGCAACAGTTTAAGGATATTGGATTAGTTTAGAAGGTGTAAATAGAAATGCAGAAAATCGATTTAACTCAAACTCATGATGTGATTGGAGCATATCATCAATGCGATTTTGAGAATATCCGTCACCAATATACTGATCCAGCTACGCAATATGCTTTTGATGTTTTGGATAAAAGGCTAATTAGTGGTTACTTGATTAAACTAGCTGCCTTTCGTCATCTACGGGATCTACAACGTGCAGAGCGTGGTGAATTTAACTATCATTACGACTTAAAAGAAGTCGATAAGATTTTGAAATTTGCTAAAATTGCACCAAACGTTGATACGGATGAACCAACAGCTTTAATGGATTGGCAAAAATTTATTTTTGGCATGATTTTTGGCTGGCGGGATGATAAAAATAAGAAACGATTTACGCGGGTCATTCTTTCGGTTGCGCGGGGGCAAGGAAAAACTTACCTTATGGCTATTTACATGGTTTACTGTTTTCTGATCGAATCCATGGGGTTAGCTAATCAGGATTTTTTAGTTACAGCTTCTAACTATGATCAGACCGGTAAGCTGTATGGTTATATCAACCATATGCTGAAAATCATCTTTGACCGGCAGCCAATTTTTGCTCAACTAGCGAAAGAACAAGACATTGTGATTCGGGACCATACTGGAATTACTATGCGTAAGACTAACAATAACTTGTGGCCGATGTCGATGAATGCTGACAAATACGATTCAAAACACTTTACAACTGCAATCTTTGATGAAATTGGGAATGTTGCGACTCGTAAGGGTAGTGAAGATATTATGTCCGGACAGTCGAAAATTCCCAACCACCAGTACATCGAAATTTCAACCTCTTACCAAGACCCATCTGTGCCATTCCATGATGACCAGAAGGTAGTTCAACAAATCATGGAGCACGATTATTCCCGTGACGGTGATCGGATGTTGGGGATGATTTGGGCACAAGATAGCTTAGATGAAACCTTTAAAGAAGATACCTGGTACAAATCTAATCCGCTTTTATACTTACCAGGTCAAAGGGATATTTTATTAGATGGGTTGCGTGACAAACGTGATTCAGACATGCTAACCGGTTCAATTGATGATTTTCAAAATAAGAGTCTGAACTTATGGCTACAGGAAGCTACTAATAGTTATTTGAAGCTATCTGATATTGAAAGGACCAAAATGAATTTTGATCAGATTGATGGATGTCAAGTTTATATTGGTTTTGACTATTCTATGTTCAGTGATAACACGGCGATAGCATTCATCTTTCCATATACGGATAATCAAGGCAATCCTCGCTGGCACATTAAACAACATAGCTTTATTCCTTGGAATAAGGCCGGTTCCATTGAGGCGAAGGAAAAGCAGGATGGAATTGAGTACCGGGAGTTAGCTAAGCAAGGTTACTGTACAATTACTTCACACCCTCAGGGCTTGATTAATGATGACCAAGTTTATCAGTGGTTGCTAAATTATGTTCATGAACACGATTTTAAAGTCATGTTTTTTGGTTACGATGCATGGGGAGCTACAACGGCTATTAAACAGATGGATATTAATACAGAATGGCCGTTGGAACCGATTCGTCAACGTACTAGTGAATTAAAGGATCCTACTAAATTCCTACAAAAAGGCATGATTGAAGGCACAATTACCCGTGACGATGACAAAATTATGGAAAAAGCGCTAATTAATGCTCAAATCATGGAAGATAAGATTGGCATTCAAGTTGATAAAGCTAAGGCTACGTTAAAAATCGATGTAGTTGACGCTATTATTGATGCTCTTTATCAAGGCATGTATCACTTTGAGGATTTTGGGGTTGCTAATGATAAGAGTAAACAGGTTGACCTAATGACCAGTGAACAGGTAAAGGCGTGGTTTGAAAGCGAAGAATCTGGATTACTGGGAGGTGATGACGATGATGATTAAATTATTCCAGACAATTTGGCGTTTTATTGATGTTATTTGTTTCTTAGCAGCCTTTGGATGTATTATCTGGGGCTGTTTTTTTAATTAACCTAATTGTTGGGTTATTTAGCATTGGAGTTGTGTTGATCCTAGTAGGTTTAGCTACAGAGTATTTGGCATCACCTCCAAAATAATGAAAGGAGATGAAATGAATGCCTATATTTAAGATGCCAAAAGTTAGTCCAGGACTTTCAATTACGACAGATGATGACGTGTTGCATTTTTTGAACCCAGATAATAAAAGTAAGTACGTAGATGCTCGGACAGCTTTGAAGAACTCCGATATTTATTCACTTGTTTACCAGTTATCATCAGATATGGCAGATGCTAAATTTGTAGCTGAATCGTCACGAACGCAAGGAATTTTGAATAATCCAACATTGACTTCCAATGCTCATGCGTTTTGGCAGTCTATGTTTGCTCAATTACTTTTAGGCGGTGAGGCGTATGCTTACCGTTGGCGTAACAGTAATGGGACTGATACTCAATGGGAGTATTTGCGACCGTCACAAGTTGCGCCTTTTTTATTAGAAGATGGTTCAGGGTTAGTTTATAACGTTACATTTGACGAACCAGAGATTGGCTATCGACAAGCTATTCCGCAAAGCGATATGATTCACATCCGATTGCTTTCTCAGAACGGCGGTAAAACAGGAATCAGCCCGTTAGCATCTCTGGCTGATGAATTAGCAATTCGGGATAGTTCCAATCGGTTAACACTTACTGCATTGGGCCGGTCAATTATGGCACCCGGTGTGTTATCCATTACTAAGGGTGGCTTGTTAAATGGCAAGATGAAAGCACAACGCTCTAAGCAGTTTATGAGGCAAATGAATGATTCTAACAATGGACCAATTGTTTTGGATGATTTGGAAAAATACGAGCCTTTGGAGATCCAGGGGAATGTTGCTCAATTGCTGAATCAAGCCAGTTGGACCGGTGCTCAGATTGCTAAGGTGTATGGGGTCAGCGATAGTGTTATTAATGGTCAAGGTGACCAACAATCATCTATTGACATGATGAATGCTAATTATCTACAGTCGCTCTCACGATTCACTAATTCCGTTACAGCAGAGTTAAACGATAAATTAGCTGGTAGGATCAAGATGGATTTACGCCCTGTGATTGATCCAACTGGGGATGCTTATGTTACTAGTATTTCTAACTTACAGAAGAATGGCACAATTGCCGCTAATCAAGCAACTTGGTTATTACAGCAAGCCGGCTACTTACCGGAAGACTTACCGGAAAAAGAACAACCCCAAGCACAGGTTCAAGCCGTGCAAGTGGTATCCGGTGATAAGGCAACGAAGGGAGGTGATAACGATGATGAAGATTCCGATTAAAGGTGATATTGTTGATGATGCTACAGCAGCTTTTTATGATTTCTTTGGTATTCCATCAACGTCACCGTCTAAAATTAATAACTTAATTAATTCAGCAGCTGGTGACGCGTTAGAAGTCGATATTGCTTCCAATGGTGGGGATGTTTCAGCAGCTTCGGAGATTTACACCAATTTAAAGGGTTATCAAGGTAAAGTAACTGTCAATGTTGAAGGCCTGGCCGCTAGCTCTGCCAGTATCATTGCAATGGCTGGGGATGAGGTTAATATGTCTCCCACCGCTCAAATGATGATTCACAAGGCCTGGACTATTACCCAAGGAAACGCTGATGATTTATCCAAAGCAGTTGATATGATGGATGCCACTGATCAATCGATTGTTAATGCTTATGAACTGAAGACGGGTATGAAGCGAGATGACATTCTACAGATGATGGCTAAGTCAACCTGGATGACTGCACAGGAAGCAGTGGATAAGGGATTTGCGGATAAGATCTTGTTCGTTGATGAAAAAACTCCTCAAGTAGTTAATACTACTTCAACGATTGTTCCTAAAGCAGCTGTTAACAAATTGTTGACTTTATTAAACCGGAAAGATGTTACTAAGAACGCACTTAAGCCGGAAACTAAAAATAATAAGCAAAAGCCAACTCCTAGTTTGAGAGACCAGAAGTTGGCGATTTTATTTGGAAAGGATGATGACCAAAATGGGAATTAATGAATTAAATGATGCTTGGATTGCCAAGGGTCAAGAAGTGTCAGATCTAGATAGTAAGCTGAATGCGGCCGTTTTAAATGACAACTTTTCTACAGAAAAGTTCAATAAATTAAAAGGCAAGCGTGACCAATTGAAGTCACAGCGTGATGCAATTAAGGAGCAACTAAATGAAGCACGAGCTGTAGAAGTGGCAAAGATGAAAGATAAGGATAAAAAGCCTTTGACCGATAAGGAAAAGGATATGAAGAAGGACTTTGTCAATAACTTTAAGAATATGATTCGTGGACGTTTTAACGCAGTTACTTCATCAACAGAAACCGATATTGCTGGTAATGGTGGCCTGACAATTCCGATTGATGTTCAGACCGCTATTCACACCTTAGTTCGTCAATTTGCTACTTTGCAAAACCTGGTTAACGTTGAATCAGTTTCTACAACGTCTGGATCTCGAGTATATGAAGTACTTAGTGACATGACACCAATGGCTAAGATCGATAGTGAAGGAGCTGAAATCGGTGCAGGTGATGATCCGAAGCTTCGTTTAATTAAATATGCTATTGACGAATATGGTGCTATTAATACGGTTACTAACAACTTATTAAAAGATTCCGCTGAAAATATTTTAGCTTGGCTTTCTAACTGGATTGCTAAGAAAGTAGCTGTTACTCGTAATGTGGCAATTATCGCCGCAATGGGCAAACCTGCTAAGAAGCCAACAATTGCTAAATTTGATGATATTAAGGACTTAGAAAATAATACATTAGATCCAGCTATTATGCAGACTTCATCCTTTGTTACTAACCAATCTGGGTACAATGTCCTTTCAAAAGTTAAGGATGCTGAAGGTCGCTATATGTTACAACGCGATGTATCTCAAAAGGATGTTTATTTGCTTGATGGAAAGCAAATCACAGTAGTTGCTGACAAGTGGTTACCTGATATTTCTGGTGCTCATCCGCTTTACTACGGTGATTTGAAACAAGGTATTACTTTATACGATCGTGAACATATGTCATTGTTTACAACTAACGTCGGTGCAGGAGCATTTGAACATAATACGACTAAGATTCGTTGTATTGATCGTTTTGATGTAGAAGTGATTGATGATGGTGCGTGGGCTGCTGGCTCATTTAAGACTGTTGCTAATCAATCAGCAACTACTCCAGACAATAGTGGTCAAACTGCTTAATTGAAAGTGGGTGAACTGATTGGCTGATTCAGATGACAAGATGCTGAACGAAATCAAAGGATTACTGTACCTGGACGGGTCAGCGGATGATGGCCTCTTAAAAGGGTATATTGCAGCCGCTGATCAGTTCATTAAGAATGCTGTTGGCGATAATCAAGATTTCTATGAGAAGGCAAATGTAAGGCCGCTATTTGAAAGTGCTGTTAAGGCATTAGCAGCGACTTATTATCAATATCGGTTAGCATTATCCGATACACAAACATTTCCTATCAATTTGACTGTGAACAGTATTATCGGTCAGTTACGTGGGCGGTACGATTTAGAAGTAGGTGATAATGATGAAACTAGCGATCAGCCGGCTCAATCATCTAATTGATTTTGGAGTGACAGAGCAGATCGATACGGACACCATTGATGGCTCTACGACCAAGTTTGTATCCAAAAGGTGCCTGCATTGTGCCTTTTATCAGCGTTCACAAAGCCAACAGTATTCGTTATTAGGAACAAAACTGGAAGACACGATTGTGGTTGCAGTCCGTTCACAGTACAAGATTGATAAAACGATGTTAGCTCAGCTTGATGGTAATAATGACGTAACTTACCGAATTATTACCATTAGTCGTGATGATAGTCATTCGTTACAGCGTTATGACCTGATTACATTAAAAGATGTTACGAAAGGTGATGATTAGGATGGCGGATTTAGCAGATATGATGGAAACGTTCGGGAGAAGTACCGAGAAACTGATTCCAGATTATGCTACTAAGAAAGCTATGACTGCAGCTGGTGCGGAGACATTAACACAGGCGTTAAAGACTGAAACCAGGTCAAAGCACTATCAACGTGATAGTAAAAAAGGTAGTAAACGGAAGATCAAACACCTTGCGGATTCAGTAGTATTTGAAAATACTGATGTTAACGAAATTGATAACGGTAATTCAGTGGTGGGTTTTCAAGGTAAAGATGAAAGTGGTATTAACCACGCGCGGATTGCTCGCTTTCTTAATGATGGAACGATTAAGATGCGTGGCGATCATTTCGTTGATAATATTCGACGTGCAACCGCCCCTGCTGTGTTTGAAGCTGAAAAGAAAGTTTATGATGCAATGACTGGTGATAAAGGATGAAATTACCAGTAACTCAAGCAAGAGAATTGATGGGGAATGATTTTCCCTGGATTAATCGTTATTTCAAGGAAAAGGTTCCTAAAGGGGCTGGAGTCAAAGCCAGTGAAACAATATGTATTATCAGTGAATGGTTAAATGAGCCAACCTATTATGCGAACCAAACTTTTAAAGGCTGGACGATTGGTGTAGAAGTTCATATCTTCTATAAATTAAATTCTGGCCTTTCAACATTAGATGAAGAGATGAAAATTGCACGGTTGTTTGTTAAAGACGGCTGGACAATTGAAAATTCAAGAAACCATTCAACGGACCCTGACACTCAGCAAGTGGATAAGGTCTTTTATTTTGCCAAGGATTTAGTAATAAAGGAGCGTGAAAAATAATGGCAGGTATGTCTGTTAAAGGGATTGACTTTGTCATGGGTGGAATTACTGATGATAAAGGTATTTTAATTACTGACCCTGATAAGGGTGGATTAGGACCAGCTGGGATTGCTCTTTGGGATGGTGACGGTGATGGTGCTACCACTGCCAATGTCACTGCACTTGAAGAAGCTGGTCAGCAACAATATGCGAATAACAAAGTTAAGCGGATTAATCATGGGGTTCCAACACCTCAGTTGGCCTTAACAATGTTAGATATTCCATATGAAGATGCTAGTAAGATGGTTGGTTATGGTGTTGTTAATGGTGGCCGTGTACTAGGTAGCAAGAAGCCCCATGTTGCGATTTTACTAGCCACTCATGATTTTGACGGTAATTGGTTCTTTGAGGGCTTTGCTAACGGTGAAATGATTATTCCAACTCGTAACCATGGAACTTCCAATAAGAATGAAACGGATAGTAATGCAGCCTTTACGTACCAAGCAATGGCGCCAATTCCCAATAACGTCTTTCTGAATGTAGATGGGTCACAGCAGTCCTACAAGATGTATAACACTGGGGACTCTAAGTCCTGGAAGGGTGATAACCCGATGGCTTCCTATATTCAAGCCACTGGTACAGATAGTTTTACTAATACTAATCAGTCGGATGTTAATAAGCCAACCGCATAAATAAAATACTAGTCGCCAATTGAAATACACAATACGTAAGGGCGGCTATGAGGGGGAAACTTTATGGTTGTTAAATTGAATACAACGAAAATTGGTTTAAAAAAGCCTGTCAACGTTCACGCTAATTTAACCAACGTTGATAAGGCTGATGAAATGATGATTGCGATGCTCTCATTAAATGTCGATATGGACGAAGCAGAAAAGAATAGTGATGAAGAAGATTCTGTTAAGCAATCATTAACGATGTTAACAAAAGAACGTCAATTTACTAAGAAGTCATTAGAATTCTTGCAAGATGTTTTGAACTTATCTGATAAGCAAATTACAATTGTTAAGGATCATGCGGACTTTACTATTCTTGGTGAATATCTAAGTTATGTATGTAATCGAATCAAAGGCGTGCCAGAATCGGCTTATGAAAAGGAGACTAAGAAGACAGCCCCAAAAGAACAGTCGGCCAGCTCAGAAGAGCAATAAATGATTATCAACAAGAGCTAGAAGATCGAAACTACTTTCGCCAACGATTAATGCTTGAATCAGGAATTTTACCATCAGAGTTAGATAAGCAGGATTATTTTGAGTTACTGAAAATTCAAAGTGCCAAAGCTCGAGAAGAACGGCCATTACAAGGTGCTGAAGGATTTAAGAAAATGGCTCAGATATTTGGAAATTAGAGTATAATGATTGCTGAAGGAAGGGTGAACTATATGAAAGAAAAATGGTTAGCATTTTACAATAGCAAGTATTTCTTGCCCTTGTGTGCAGCTTTGATTTTAGCTATTGAAACGTTCATATTTATTAAAGTTATGGATGCTTTTAATTTATGGTTTGCTCTAATTGCAGTAATTATGCTCTTTATAGTAGTCAAAATTGTTACAGCTTTACTAACAATGGTATTATCAATTTTCAAATAGATAGAATAATTGAATATTTCATCGGGCCGGTCATTATGATCGGTTTTTTTGTACTCCGGGGAAGGAGGTGTCACATTGAAAGTACAAAATGAAATGTCAACTCGTATTTCTGTGGAAACAGTAGCTGCCATTGGTAGCTTAAAAGCCTTTAGGAATGCAGTTACCGCAACAAGTAATGCTTGGCGCGCTCAAGAAACAGCACTCAAAAATTCTGGTAATTATTCAGAAGCGGTTCGCTCAAGAATTAGTGGTCTGAATAAAGTAATGGAATTACAACGAGCCAAAATTAAAGAATTACGGTCAGAACAAGAAGGGCTTGATACCTCAAATAGGAAACAAGCAACACAGTTTTTAAAACTTGAAAAGCAAATTTCACAAGCTAACAAACAACTTGCTAGTTATGATGGTCAAGCTAGAAGAGCCAAAACTGCTGCTGCTTATCAAGTGTCCGGACTGGCATCATTGCAAAGTGCCTATCGTTCGGCACAGTCTGCATCAAATGCATATGTAGAACGTTAAGAGCTGAGGGTAAATCAGCAAGTGCAAGTGTAACCAGATACCGATCATTAAAAACGAGTCTTGCTAATTTAGAATCTCAATATCGTAAACAAGAGTTTATGCTTAAGCAGGTTGCCAATGCTAGTGGCAAAGATTCTGAAGCTTACCGTAAACAAGAAGCACAATTAAATAAAACTGCCACTTCAATTGCTAAAACTAAAGATGAAATGAAGTCGTTGCGAGGAACTGTTGCCAGTCTTCAGCCAACTGGAATCAAACGTATTGATAATGCTGTGTTGAAGATTAATGACCATACTAGTCGGATGAAGACTAAGTTTAAGGATGCTTTTACGAATATTCGGCAAGGGGCTTCTGGTGTTGCTAACACAATTGGCGTTATTACCGTGGGACTTGTTGATGCCGCTAAAAAAGCTGGCTCTCTACAAAAAACTTATGTTGAAAACCAAAACTTGATGACCACCGCTGGGGAAAAGAGTGCTGATGTTCAAAAAGAAGTTAATCAGATGTACTCGCAGGGTGAAAAACTATCGGTTAAATATGGCGTTTCCCAAAAATCTATTTCAGAAGGATACCAAACTTTAATTAAACGTGGCTACGATGGTAAACAATCGCTAGGTGCAATGAATTCAATATTGAAGGCATCGAAAGCGTCTGGTGATGATTTTGATGACACCATGCGAGTTACGACTTCAACCTTGGAAGCTTTTGGGATGAAGGTAAATTCCACTGGTAGAATGATGAAGAACACAGCTAAAGTAGCTGACACTTTGGCCAAGGCAGCTGACGTTACTTCAACCAGTTTTAAAGATATTGGTGAAGCCATGACTTATGCTGGACCATCAGCAAAAGCAACTGGTGTTTCACTGAAAGAAACTTCTGCTATTCTAGGGGTGCTTTCCAATAACGGATTAGAGGCTACGCAAGCAGGTACCGGTTTACAACGGATCCTTACTCGTTTGGCGGCACCAACTGACACTGCTAAAGCATCTTTAAAGAAATACAATATGTCAATTGATGACTTTAAGACAAAGTCAGGTAAACTAAAACCTGTTGGTGATATCTTTAAGGAAATCAATAAACATGTTCCAAAAGCTGAACGACTAGAATTCTTTAATAAGGTATTTGGTCAAACTGCACAAAACGCGGCATCAATTCTTTCAAGTTCTACTAAAGATTTAGACCATGTTAATAACCAGTTAAAAACTGCATATAAAGAAGATTATGCTGGTAAGCTTGCCGAGAAGAACATGAAATCAGCTAAAAATTCTTCTGATCGTTTTAAGTATGCAATGCAAGCTGTTCAAATTGAATTAGGGCGTAATATGCTGCCAGCTATTTCTAAAGCCTCACAGTCGATGGCGGAAGCCTTTATGCGTAAAGATACTCAGAATGGTATGAAAGCTATTGCTAAGGGTATTGGAAGCATCGCATCAGCCTTAGTTAGCTTTGTTACTTTAATTGGGAAGCATACGACAACAGTTAAAGTATTTGGGAGTGCCTTATTATTAGCGTTTGCTAATTTAAAGGTTCTTGAAGGCATTGGACGAATTAAGAATGCCATTTCGATTCTTAGTGGATTAAAAGCAACAACCAAGATAGTGAAAGCATTTTCATTTGGAATTCGTGGTATTGGTACCGCATTAAAAGTAGTAACTGTCGGTTTTAACCCTTGGGTGATTGCTATTGAAGCCGTTGTTGTAGCATTTACTCTACTGTATAAACACAGTAAGAAGTTCCGAAAGTTTGTTAATGGTTTAGCTAAAAGCGCTAAGTCAGGTTTGAAAAAGCTTGGCGGTTTCTTTAAGTCAGCATTTAGTAACATCGGTAAAACGATGCAAAAGCACAATAAGGAACAGGCTAAGCTTCAGCGTCAAGAAATTAAGCAGCGTCAGCAAACCGCTAAACATATTAGCAAAACTGTTTCAAAGATGTGGCGTGGAATTAAAAAGACTACGCACATAGCTTGGCATAACCAGATAAAGGAAAATCAGCGTGGCCTAAAAGATGCTCATAAAACTTGGAATTCAATGAGTCGGAATGTTCAACGAACTTCCAAAAGTATGTGGAAAAGAGCTAGTCGTGACGCTCGCAACGGTTGGAACTATGTTGCTCGTTGGGGTAACCGGAGTTCTAAGGATGTTGCTAAAACTTGGAACTGGATGAATCGGCAAACAACCAGGGCGGCACAAAGAATGTTCCAAAAGCATAAGCGGACGTTCAAGGCCGGCTACAAGGTTATTGAGGACCAAACGAAGACTTGGAAAGATCTTACTAGCGGTCATTGGGATCGTTTAGCAGGTGATACTCAACGAACAGCTAATGATATGAATAAATTTCATCAACGGTTGTTTAAGGATATGTATAACAAGTTAAATGACCTAACAGGTGGCCGCTTGGGTGATATGGTTAAGGCTTGGCAAGACAAAATGAATAGTATTGGTGATACCGTTGCGAATGCAAAGCAAGCTATTCATACTCACTTTGTTGACTTGGTACGTGTCATTATCAAACCATTTAACGATATGCTGGCTGATCTACAAAAAGGGATTAACTGGGTATTGGATAAGTTGGGAGCATCTAAGATTGGAGGCTCCTGGCAAGTGCCGATGCCAAGTTATGCAACCGGTACCCGAGATGCACATCCAGGTGGATTTGCTAAAGTTAATGATGGTAAAACTGATCACTATCGGGAACTATACCGACTACCAAATGGTGCTGTGGGAATGTTTCCGGCAGTCCGTAATATGATTGTTCCATTGCCTAAAGGTACGTCAGTCTTAGATGGTGAACGCAGCTACGCCCTAATGCGGATGATGGGTAAAATTCCTCATTATGCAGATGGCATTGGTGCTTTATCTGATATGTTTAGTAATATTATCAACACAACTGGTGATGCCCTTGATGGAATGATGGAGGAAGCAGATAAAATAATTGCTCACCCAATCGAATTCATGGAAGGTGTATTTAAGAAGTTTGTTCAAGTTTCTACACCAGTTAAGTTTGCTAGTGATTTGGTTACATATGTTCCAAAGTATATTGCTAAGCAAATGGCAGATTGGATAAAGAAACAATTTGCTACCTTAACTAATCCAGGCGGTGCTGGTGTAGAACGTTGGCGACCTTACATCATTCGAGCATTTCATCAGTTAGGTGTTGAGCCAGTTGCGTGGAAGGTTGAAAAATTATTACGTCAAATTCAAACTGAATCTGGTGGTGACCATTAGCCTTTCAACATGGTTATGTTGATGCTAACACTGGTGGTAATGAAGCACGTGGTTTGCTTCAATTTGCTGGATCTACGTGGGCAGCAGATGCTCTACCTGGTCATACTGATTGGAAGATTGGTTATAACGAAATCTTAGCTGCTATTAATGTCCTCGAACAAGGTGGCGAAGGTGGCTGGGGTAACGTTGGTAATGGTCACGGTTGGGAAAACGGTGGTCTTATCAATAAACATGGTATGTATGAAGTTGGTGAATACAACCGTCCAGAAATGATTGTGCCACTTGACATTTCAAAACGTTCGCGAGCTTACCAATTATTAGGTGAGATTGTTACTCGTTTTCATGCAGAGGAGCCAAGTCATGGTAACCAGGTTGATAATTCTGAAGATCATAAGCAGTTGCAAGAACTTAACACTAAGTTTGATCAACTACTTGGAATGTTTAGTCAATTATTAGGTTTGAGCAATGATCAGGTTCAAGCTATTAAAGGACAAGGGACTTTTGATACCAAACAATTTTATAAGAAACAAGCGCGCGATGCTGCAATGAGATCATTTAGTTAGAGGATGAGCTAGTCATGGAACCATTTTTTAAAATGAAAATTGGTGATAGTGATGAATTTGACATTATTGATAAGATTCCAGATATAACATATTTGGGAGTTGATGATGCTAGTTCATCACCACAATTCACTAATAATTATCAAGATCTATCTGGGAAAGATGGGTCTTTTTTTGTGGGTCAAACATTCGCTAAGCGGACGTTTAATGAACGATTTATATTGGCTTCCAGAAATTGGGAAGATTACCAATTAGCTAAGCATGAAATATATAAGTTATTTGGACGAAGAGAATTGATTAGAGTACGAACTGACGTGAATAATGCCAAAGTTTATTTTGGCTATGTTAACCCGTTTGATATTACGCCAATTCAATCAGGAGCTAATTATGCTAATTTAACAATTCCTTTTGATCTGCCTAAGCCGTATCGTTATTCACTATATCGTTCAGATTCCCCTTATACGTTTCAACAATTGGGGTGGCAATTGGGGATGAATTTGCCTAGTCACTCTGATTCAGTGAGTTATAAATTTACAACTAATAATTTTAAGGTTTATAACGCCAGTGATATTAAAGTTGATCCTTATTTTCAAAATCATGATTTAAAGATAATCATTAAGTTTAATGGAAATTCATTGAAGATTCACAATAAAACTACTGATACTACTTGGACCTACAACGAAAGTAGCGACGGCAACCATAGGATTATCTGGGATGGTCAATCATTAACTACCTATCTTGATGGTGATCAGGTTAACGGTAAAACTGATTTTGGTTATATTAGTTTAGATCCTGAATGGAATGATATTGAGTGTACTGGAGCTAACTCAATAGATATTACATTTAGTTTTCCATTTATCTATTTGATATGAGTTCACTTACAACTCCCTTGGTTATTTTGGAGATTAAGGATGGGTACTTTTATCCTCCAGTAAACCCTGGAAATGATAATATAGCAGTTCTCCAGTCTGCATTATCAGATTCAATTTATATCCAATGGGAAGTAAATAATACGTATCAAGCGCAATTTACTGCTTATGATGATGGCTCAGAAGCCTTTAATCTGCTAGAAGTTCAAAATATGGTAAAAATTGCTGATAGATCGGAAGAGCACACGTCTGAACTCCAGTCACCGATGTATCTCGTATGCCGTCTTC